CAGTTGGGCTGGTGTCAGGCCGGCTAAAAAAGCATCCACTTTCTGAGGACGGCGAACAGAGGACAATGTAGCCCATGGACTGACAGAACGAACAGCATTCTGGATGTCTGCATCGTTGCATCCAGCTGGCAAGTGTACCATCACTGTGCCACCAAAATCTGCGTAACCTTTAGGCCAAATTTCCACATAAATCATTTGTTTCTCCGTGTTCTTCATAATACCAATATACGATGTTTCTATAAAAATGTCAAGCACTTTTTATTAAAAAAATATAAGATTTTATAAAAATATTGGTTGACATTTCGGTACGATTGTCGTATATTCATAATATGAAGAACACGGAGATTGAAATGTTTGCACCGATTGATGTTAAAACCCTGGGTTGTTTTGTAGAAAAATCTCATGGTAGGACGTTTGAATATGCCATTAACGATGAGTTGATTCTGTCGCCATTGGCGCATGGTGGAAAGAATGTCCATTTTCCACATAGGATTTTTGTTGGTCCAAACGCTGATCCGAGGTTTGCTTATGTAAAGGGATCCGTTGCGCATGTGATCGTGGACGAGAATGATTTTGGTTGGGTTGTCGAAAAGTGGGATATTAAAAACCACAAGAACTATGCAAGGTAGAGTGATATGAGAATTAAAACTCGTAATCCAATTTATAAAACCATGGGACAGGAATATTATGTCTATGAAGGAGACCTAGTTCCCACTCCTAAATGGATTAAGTATGACGCTATATGTATTACTGGTAATGAATCATTCAGATTCCATATCATACCAACAGATACTATTATAGAGATGGATGATGCAGTTGTCGATAGAAAACCGGCTCCGAAAGAAAAAATAATTCAGGTTGACAATGGTAAGGGAACGTCATATACTGTTATTATCGGAACAAAGAATACAACATGTGATTGTGCAGGGTTTGGATTTCGTAAAACATGCAAACACATAGCAATGGCAGAAGCGGCATGAGCATAGAAGCATTCTTTAATGGCATAGATTCGGACGTCGAAAGGCGTAACAGGATCAGGTTGTCTGTAGCAGCATATGCCTATGAGGTGCATGATGATCCTGTCATGTCAGATGCAGAGTTTGACGCTCTCGCTAGCAAGATAAATGTTCAGGTAGTCACAGGCAACGAGACCCTGGACGATTTCTTCAGGGAGCATTTCAGCCCTCATACAGGCCAATGGATCCATAAGCATCCAGATAAAGCCGGTCTAGAGAGAGTATACGCCAAAGTATTTAAGAGGAAATATCCATGAACATATTGAATGAATGCACTTTCCTGACGCAGGAGCAGATCACTGATATCGAAGAGAAGTATGCGGGTACATATGTGTTTGAATCCTGCCTGAAGGACAAGGATGGCAAGTGGTTGAACTTCCCGGTTGCTATCTTCTACACAGAGAAAGCTCATCCCGAAGGTTCCAACTACTTTGCTATGTTTATGTTGCATGGATATCCAATGATTGCTGACGGCATCTCTGCCACAGAAGGTCATATCGTGGGTGTCAAAGCATTCAACAATGAGGTGATATATTCTCGATATCGCCATGACTATCGGATGAGCTCTGATAAGACAGTGTTTATCGATGGCGGACGAGATTACCTGAGATCGGGTATGTATGAGACAGATAGGTTTGTTAATATGAAAGTAATCAAAGACAGATTGGAGATCGTAAATGTATAAGACAATAGCAATAATGTTTTCACCGTTCATGCTGATCGTTGCATTGGCATTCACATTATCAACCGAGCATGTTCATACTCCCTGGTGTGAGCATCATGACTTTGAGTATTACGAATGAGATATTTCTTTCTCCCATTCTTATACTTGCGGATCTGGTGGGGTCTTATTATACATCATAAAATGATAAATTTTGGTCTTTTTTATTATTATCGTTATAATTGTGATCCGGGAGGTTGGAATATTAGGATTGGAAAAGTTCTTAGTATAAGCAGGTTCGGAAATAAAAAGTACATTGAGACAAATAAAGGTTATCGTTATGCCATTGTTATATTAGGCAAACTTTATAGAAAAGGATATACGAATGAAAGAAAGTAATGACACAATGACAACGGAAACATCAGCAGAACTCAATGCATTGAGACTCAATGTTCGTAAGGAACGTGAAGAACGCCTTTGGAATAAACAATGGGCCATGGATAAGTCTATCGAATGGTCCAGGCATGTCAATGAACTTATTAGCGATAAAAATAGCAGCATGACAGGTGACGTTATTCAAAGCGGTGACGTTATGGGGCTTGCTGATCGTTTTTATCAATGGCTTTACAAGGATACAAAATGACAACAGAAGAATATGTAGAAAATCTTAAACAATTAGTTCCAGCTCACTTTGTTGAGAATACAAAGGATTGGAGCACATCAGATAAGATGTATGTCTTTCTCCACTTCATTCAATTGAAGAACATGGAAGAGATCAAGCAGATGATCAAATCACCCAAACGAGTACATGAATACTCTAGCAAGGGAAATGGATAAAAGAAAAGGGGGCCGAAGCCCCCTTTTTTAGTATGAGCAAGTTGACCTTGCTTCTTATTACATGATGTTAGTGATAGAAACTCTACGATAGTAAGCGTTTGTACCAACAGTGATTGTACCGTTTGAAACGTTTGGAGTTCCTACAACGCTACGTGCGAATGGATTCGCTACCATTCCGTAACGTGTCTTGAATCCAATCTTTGGCTGGAATGTATCTTGGCCAACCGCACGGACCATCTGAAGCGGAACGTATGGGCAGTAGAAGATACCAGCGTCGAATGCATTAGCACCCTTATATCCAACAGTCATATAGTTGCCTGTGGTATATGGATCGATGTAAACACGGAAACGACCGTTTAGTACACCAGCGAATGTGTTGCCTGTATCATCAACTTGCATGTTGTTTGAGTTAAGAGCAGGTGTGTAATCAAGTACACCAGCCATCTGAAGAGCAGATGCAACGTCTGAAGAACAGATTACGATATTACCTTTTCCACGACGAGTGTCTTTGGAAATTTGATTGGCTTCTCTTTCCAGATGGAACATAAGACCCTTGAACTTCTCAACTGACCAACGGCCGTTTGAGTCGGTATCAAGGTCGAATGTACCAGCAGTTGTTGTACCAGTAGCGGCACCTGCAACTGCTGAAAGGTTGATTGTACGAACAACCTCACGATTGATTTCTGCAAGGATTTCAGTCTGTAGGATGTTAGCAAGTTCTGTTTCAGCATCCAGACCGTGAACAGCCTTGAGATCCTGAGCAAGTTCCATGGTGTATTCTGCTTTTAGCGCACGTGACTTAGCAGAAACAGTAACCTTATCGATTGAGAAGGCCATTTCTGGGAAGGAATCGGCTCCGACACCAAGTGCTTCAGAAACGTCAGTTCCCATGGCGCCCTTGAAGTTATATGTTGAAGCAGAACCTGTTGGAGATGTACCAACATTGTTGCCGCCGATTGTAGCAACACCAACACCGTTGAACTGATCAGTGGACTTCATTGTGTCTGCTTCGTCGTAGAATGCTTCTGTACCCTTGGCAGTTGAGTTAGCATAGTTAGCTCTCATTGCAAAAATAAGTCCAGTTGGACCAGTCATTGGCTGAACGCCGCAGATATCATAAGCAACTAGGTTAGGCATCGCACGACGGATGAGTGAGATTAGGATTGGATCATAACCAGCAACGCCGGTGCTGCCTGCTCCAGTATAACCACTTGCGCCAACTGAGTTGGTTGCAACTTCGAGAAGTGATTGTTGGCCAAACCCGCCGCCAGCTTCTCTGATTGCCTTTTCTGTGTTCTCAAGTAGAGTAGCAGTCACATTACGACGATGTGCATCAGTGATTTTTGGAAGATCACCATGCTCAAGAACTGGCTTCCACTTTGAGATTAATTCTTCATTAAAACCGATCATTTGTATCTCCTTTTAGAGTTTATGTAATTTTATTTATAATAGATTACTTTTTAAGAGTTCTAGAAATTGAAGCAACATAGTTATTCATCGATGGATCAACGTAAGGAGTCTTTTCTGGCTCTTCTACGCTCTCGTTAAGAAGCTGATCCTCAGTAACCTTTACTTCGCTCTTTGTAGGGAAGTATGTTTCTTTGATGATTGAAACTTTCTTACGAAATTCAGCTGAATCAGAATAGTTAATA